TTTAGTAAAAGTAAAAATTTAGTAAATAATATAATATTTATATAATATATTACATCTAACAAATATAAATTAAAATAATTAATTAAAAAAAATAAAAAATGACAAAATATATAATTGTATTACGTCATGGACCAACTAAAAATGAGGTTATCGACCATGAGAAATTTATTAATTTAATGTCAAATTTAATGAACTATATCAAACATTTCTTTACAAAAAATAATATTGATTTTAACAATATGAATATTAATATATATACTTCGGAATTTGATAGATGTTTTATAACTGGGAAAATAATAAATTCTTATTTAAAAATAATGCAGTATGATCCGGTTAATAAAATTGAAAAGGAAATCAAAGTTATAAAAAAACACAATTTGAGAAGATGGGATAAACAAGGGGGTGAAGATAGAGAAAAATCGATAAACAGGTCATATGATTACGGTATAAAACTTTATAATAAAAATAAAGAAATGGTTTCAGAAAAAGACACGTTAATCATATATGTGACTCATAGCAGCATTATACCTTCTTTTATTTGCGGTTTAGCCGGATTAAATAAATATCATTATAGAAAAACTAAACTAACAACAGCATCATTAACAATTATAAATGCAGATACGAGAGTAATTGAAGTGTTTAATAAATATCATCTCCATACTTAATATTTTAATATTTTATTATGAAAACTGGAGTTAAACATCGAGTCGAGACAGTTCAACATTATCTTTTACGAAGGCGAATCGAATTTTGTATTTGTTGAAAAAATCGGTAACTGAACTTCCGCCGCCGCTACCGTATCCGCTGGAGTAAATGTCCCATGCATCTTGCGGGCCAAGCGGCGCCTTATTATATGTTGCCATGGTAATGAATCCGTCAAACCCGTTTTTGGAACCAACATACAATGATCCGGCGCTTAAACTCCATGTTTTTGCCAAAGCATTTGTTTGAACCAGTTTTCCGTTGATGAAAATGTCAATAGAACTTCCGTTGTTTACATTTAATATGATGGATACCCATGTTTGCAGCGGTATATTTGGAATGGAAGGAATTACCGTGTCGCCGCTGTTTCCTAAAGACACGTTCAGCGTATTGTTGTCTTTACCTAAACTAATCAGCAAATTGGGATCTTTTTTTTTCGAAGAGTCGGATTCCGAAGATATGATTGGTTTGTCTACCGATGTTGATTCCCAGTCATTCACATAAATCCACATGGAAAGGGCAAAACTATAGTTATTGTCGGGTATAGACAAAGATGATTGAGTTTTTGCATCTTGCGATCCGCTAATTACAGTAGTTGAAGAGGATGAAGAGAGCATTGTCCAAACGAAATACACAATGACGATGATGAGTATAATAATAATGATCGTTGACCAAGAAAAATCCATTTTACTTTGATTTTTAAATACTTATTTTTATTTCTATATATATAACTTGTAATATTTTTTTTTATACAAGTTATTTTAAATTATTTGCAGTTATTTAATTAAAAACTATTTAATTAAATAACTGCAAATAATTTAAATTTTATCTAAAAGTTGGGTTTTAATGGCGGATTTAATAGTTTATGCGTGTTATAAATCCAAGAAATGCCCTGAGAGCCCACGACATCTTTGTAATATACCACATTGCACGCTTGACCGTATATTCCTGAATCGGAACCAACAATCAACGTTTTTGGCAATTTTGGAATAATATTTGGCGTTGAACTTTCTAAATTGTTGTTTAAAAATATATCCATAATGCCATTATTGTTAAAGTTGATGAATAAATGATTCCATCTTTGTAAAAGAATTGGATTTGAAACAATAACCTGTTTTTGACTATTATTATTATTTGTGCTCGTTTGAACATTCACGATCAGCTGGTTATTCGCCGGATTAAATGACACTTGCGGCGCTCCGCCATTACCGTCTCCGTTTGTTGCAAAGTTCAATATGTTTATGCCGTTGCTCCCGTTGCCAGACGAATAACTGTTAAGCGGTTCAGGGTGAATGTAAAACCATGCGGAAACTCCATAACTGTAGTGCGGATTATTTGTTTTCACATTGTCTGCAAGAGACGGCGTCAAAGAAACCGTTTGGCTGTTATCTGAAGGGTCGGTTATAATCACATCAAACGGCTCACTTTTCTTTTCAAGCGGCAGCACTTTATCCAAAATAACTTCGCCGTTGTGATTAACGATTGCATCGAATACGCTTGGAAGGAAGAAAATTAAAGCAATGAATAATATTTCGAATGCTAAAAGAATGACGTATGTCCATTGTCGTTGCGCCAATTTGAATTCGTTTCGAAAATAATCGGCCAGGTTCAGAAACAAACATGGGATATAAATCATAATTTTAAATATTAAACTCGACCACGTGGGAGGTCCAGAAACATAATTCGGGGCTTCGGCTCCGATGAATCGTACAATCATGGCCAGAATACCGACAAGGATTGCGATATTAAGAATGAATAAAACCGTGTTTGCAATGATGGGCACGTTGGTGTACACGTGTAGAACAGCGAGAATCAGACCTATTACTATGCCGATGATTATCGCGTATTTTAAAAAGGAGGTTATAAAGGGTATAAATGCTTCAACGCCCATTACGAGCAGCGATAAAAGCGCAAATCCAATAAATAAAAACAGGAATAAAAATATCGACTTATTGTCTGAAACCACTTGATAGGGCTGTTTTGTGTAAATATAATACACCAATCCCAAATACATGAGAAAAATAATCAACATTGAATTTTTAATGAGGGTAACTAGCGCACCTTTCACAAAATAATTACACAAAAATGTTATAATTTTATTTATAATGTAGAGGGGGTTGGATAAGGACGCGTCGCTAAAAAATGCATTCACTAAATTAGTTACATTCTCACCTTTTATAATTGTGAGGTATAAAATGTACAGGACGATGAGTCCAACAATGCAAGACATTATGATTCCGGCTAGCGTGTTTATCAAAAAGAGCAGTTCTGAAACTGCGACTAAAACATATAAAATGATATAAATTGTAGACAAGTTGAAAACGATTTTTAAGAAAGCGGCGGATAAAAGTATAAATACAAATGCTGCGGAAAACCACCATTGATTTTTAATAAAATTATGACTGTACCCATATGCTAAAATGCACAAGACGACAAGGGTGATAAGTATTGTAAAAAATTTAAAGGACGCTCCAAAATCAGAAATGGAATCTTTGACTTTTATAGCTTTGATCATGAATGCATCTTTATCCATCTACTAAAGCAACGGTCACTAAATTAACAAAATAAAATAAATAGATGAAATAAAATAATAAAATAATAAAATAAATTTAATAGTTGTAGTATAATATGCCTATATAAAATATAATTACAACAAGTGTACAAATAAATATGGCCAAAATGGACGGATTATTATTCCACCCTGTTTTGTTTAAAGATGTCGTTGTAATGTTGATACCAAATAGTATTGAAAAAATAATTGCAGCGTGCAATAAAATTGTATAGGGGCTAAATTCCGTATTCATAAAAAGTTGAATTAATCGTGTTATAAATTTTGATGCAAAATCGAATTGTTTGATGAATAATATTATCAGCGATAGAATTGCTATGACTGTAAACGATATATTTACGGGATCGCCTTCTTCGTCTCCAAAGGTTGCGTCGTGTCGAAAAAATACGATAATGCTGGATATCCAGAGGATCACATACATGATGATTGAAAAAATATTCATGGGAGCGCTTAAATTATCTGTAAAATTTTTTGGGAATATCTGAAACATTTTCAAAAATGCATTTGGAATATTTACAAAGGACAATCCTGTAAAAACTATGGTTGTTATAATAAAAGATAAAAATGCGGACCATCCAGCGTATGCCCAGCAATTGGAACCATTCGCGCAACTTGTGCGCAATACATTTAAATAGTAGAAGAACAGCCCAAAAATGAAAGCAATAATGCTGCCGCCAATTCCCCAAGGCACGAGTCGTATTGCATCCATTTTATATAAAATAGTGACTACAATTGCTAAAAAGGGGATTACGGCGGTAAAAATTGCCGCAATATTTCTGGAAATGTGACTATCGTTCGGATTTTCATTCAAATCAATTTCTGCCGTGATCAACCAATAAATCGATATCATCCAGAATGCGTAGGTTAAGATCGGGACAAGAAACATGTTCAAGAGGGTGGACAAGTTATACGATGTAATGTTGAGATTGAAACCATAATTGTAAAGAAAGGTTAATACCGATGCACCGATCCATGCGCCTGTAAACCAGCCGGCGATCCATTTTTCATCTAAAAAATATAGCGGAATATTAATAACGATGCATAATAGCGCAATTAAAATGAGTTTTGTTAAAGTTGTCATTGTTCCCATTGTTCCATTCCCGTTACTATTTATTGACTGCATTTTATTTAATTTTTTATTTAATTTTTTAGAAGATTCTTAGATATATTATATAATATAAAATTATTTATAAAATATACAATACAACAATCAATACAACAATAATAAAATGAGTGAATAAATAATGATATTCTAAAAGTTTTCAAATGCCGTTTTTTTTCCGTGACAATCTCTGCACAATGCCACCAAATTATCGACAGCATTGGAACCTCCGTATTCTAAACGGATTTTATGATCGACTTCAAACCATCCTGGAAGCTGGCGTTTGCATTCGCCGCATTTCCATCCTTGTTCAGCTGCGACAAATTTCTTTTTGGATTCGCTGACGCTGCGTTTTGTGGGCCCTCCTCCTCCAGTTCCCGTCGTTTTTCCCGAACTCATTATTTTATTGATACTATTTTGTTCGCGCCGATTAATGGTGTCGCCATTGTTTTCATCTCCATCACTCTTGCTAAAAAATGAGCGCTTATTTGTCATGTCGAAAAACGGAGTCAACATGTCGGCAGATTCGCGGCTAATGGGCATGTACTTGATCAATTCATTGGCGTGGTGCATAACGGTCTGAGAATTCGCCGGATTTTTTTTCATGAATAAATACATGGACAAACCGAAAAATCCAATCGTTGCCATTTTTATATATTTTCTTGCATTCGTCGTTTCCACCATTTTAAAGTATTTCCCATCATAATAAGTATTTAAAACTAATGCGGCGGTAATAATAAAAACAATAAACTCAAATTTAAATTTCATCCTTGTACCACGTATATTGTTTTAGTTGTTATAATAATAAAATATTATTTATAATAATATTATTTACTTATAAAATACTAATAAATATAAATATACTAAATATATAATAAATATAATAATAAAATATAAAATGATTATAAATATAGCAGTTGCAATTACTAAAAATGGAGGGATTGGACAAAATGGGGGTTTGCCGTGGCCTCATTTAAAGGGCGATATGACACTATTTTCAAAGCGAACGACGGGTGAAGGAAATAATGCTGTACTCATGGGTAAAAATACGTGGTGCAGCATTCCGGAGAATAGGCGCCCACTAAAAAATAGAACCAATATTATCATTTCTAGCTCTTCAAGTTTACAATTGACAGCATCTTCATCTTGTTGTCACATATTTTCTTCTATAAATGACGCGATTGCATTTTGCGAAGCTGCAAAGTATGACGAGCTGTGGATTATTGGCGGAAGTCGAATATACAATGATTTTTTAAATACGTATTGCGATAAAATAAATCTCGTATACATTACATGTGTTTGTTCCAATCATGATTGCGACACATTTATAGATATTCCAGCCGATAGTTATCTTGTTGAAGAAAAAATATACAATGCGGCTGAAAATTGTTATTATTTGACATGTGTCCATAAAATGCGCGTAAATATGATAGAGTCATTAGAGACAAATGGAACAATGGAAACAGTAGATACGCTATCAAATGTTTTATCCATCATCGGATAATAATTAGCGGGAGAATGATAAACAAGATTGTGAATGTGCATAAAAACAAAAATTCTCGGTAACGATTATCATTATGATGATAGCAATGAAGACGACAAGTGCGTTTCTGGTTATTCTTATTACAACTACCTATATAATAATAATCTTCGTATTGGGGGGAAAGACAATGATTTGAAATGATGTCGCGCAGCATTTCAAATGTAATCATTTTGGGATAAGGTTTTAATGGTGATGTAGTAAATGCAGATAAAAGTAGAGTCATGAGTTTCTTGTCGGGATAAATGTTGGTGGGATTCATAACATCCTGAAGATGGTTTTGTTGAATGTATGCATCAATTTTGCGCGTGACTTCTGTACGCGACATTTTTTTATTGGCGGGTTCTTGAAGAAATTCTGCAAGTTGTGGTGTTATTTCGCACATGAGTCGTTTGCTTTTTATCATGATGGAATGGATTATGAAACGACGAGAATGGATTTTATTTTCAATTTTATGAATTATTTTATTTTTATTTTCTTCTAAATGTTTTTCTTTTATTCTTTTTATTTTTTTTCAAAGTATTCATTTTTGTATTTCGTGACCCATATTTTCTTCCTCCAAATTTGATCAAATGATCACATTTTTTTTTCATACATTGTAGTTGTTTAGTATCCAGCGATTTTAAACGTGATGCATTATAATGATTTATTGCGCAATTGGAGTATGATTTAATATTTTGTTTTGACGGATTTTTTTTCAAGATGCATTTTTTTTTCAACGACTGCAAGTAAGGGTCCCGTTCTTTTTTCATAACTTTTTCGGGAATGCAGTTGGCATCTTGGCATTGTTCGTATGACATTTTTTTATACCCACCCATTGCCATAATAGCAGGAGCAGGGGGTGGGGGGGGAGGTGGTTCAAAACCATGAGGAGGGTATAATGATTCGGTTTTACAGGTGGGACGACGTCCATTGTTTTTAGTTTTTTTTGATGTTTTTGTCCACGCATAATGTTTATTTGTATCCTGTGGATAAGGATTTACTCTACCTGATTGTATCGGTATATTATCTTCTTCTTGTTCCTGCATCAAATAAGCTAATTCAACATCATCGTTATCAACATCGTTATCAAAATTCATTTTAAAATAAATATATATTTAAACCATATATATTTAAACCGAGATTATAATTTTTATTTTTATTTTTTCTTTACAACCGGGACCCACTTGTAAACACCATTTTTATCTGCGACAGATTTAAAAAACTTTCCATTATTCCCTTTTTTGGTTTTATTTTTGCAATCATTTGCTGGAAACGCGGGAGAAGGTCGTGACTTGTATTTTTTTTGCGTTTTTTTATTCTTGTTGTTGCATTTTGAGATTCTTGGCATTGTATTATATAATATTATATTATGTTATATAATATGTTAATATAAAATTATTATATTCCTTAAATAAATATTCCTTAAATAAAATAATTAATCCGTAGGGTTCCCACAATTAGGTTGACAAAGCAACCCCCCTCTCATAGTCCTTCTATTAGTCATTTTTCGCCTTCCGCCCTCTGTACAATCGTCGCACCCCGGGTACACGTACCCTCCCCTCATAGTCCTTCGTCTCCTCATAGTTCTTCGTTTTCTTACGCTACGATTTCGTTGTGCCATGGGCGTTTTAAATAAGAAAAGGTGTAAAAAATAATGTTATACAGTATTATAATATTATTTTTTTATTTTACAAAATATTGAAAATGAATAGAATAAAGTAACTATTTTAATATATCATAATTGTTGAAAATCCGAAATAGATTGTCCCCTTTTTTCACGAATGACGCGTTCTAAAAATATTCCTAAATCTATTTTTTTTATGGATATATTATCGCGATAATAATTATCCAAAAACCATTGGCGAGTATCATATGATTTCATGAATATATTATTTAGAGCCAGCATAACATCTTTTTGTGATGAAAAAAATGCGCCCGTGTTTTCATTCACATATTTCCATCCTCCAAAAATGTCTTTATTTACGAGAATTGGAGTTCCTTTGCATAGCGATTCGGTTAATATGCGAGGCGATGCGTCCGAAACACTGGAAATAAACATTACACGCGAAGCTTCTATCAAGTCGATAAAATCATTCCAATTGGTAAACGGTTTATATTCAATGCGTTTATATTTATCTTTAATTGCTCCTCTTGAATCTGTTCTGCCAACTACAAGTATTTTTAGTCCCGCTTTTTTCATTTTTTTTATGCACTTTACTGCCAGTGGCCAATTTTTATGATAGTAATGATGCGGTCCATCAGAGCCGGCATTATAAATCACATCATATCGTTTTTCTAAACCTTTGGATGCAATCATTTTAATGTTTGGGCAATCCGATTCACTAAATTCAAATTGTGGAATATTGTATGGTACGGGAATTTTTGAACATGTCAACCAGCAATCCATTTGATTTAAAATATTTTTCATTTCTTTTGTTGTTAATTCGTGTAGAAATGAATTATTTAAACAGTCGCTATGGTTTAAAAAGGGAAAATGTCCATGTGAGCTTATCCCCACCATCAAATACCCCTGTTTTTTCAAATTATAAAAAATGTGTCGTTTGTCGGACGTTGGTGGTGCAGATAAAACACATATTTTCATTTCATTTCCGTTTATGCGAATAGTTTGAAATGGAAATCCGTAAAATTTATCAGACCAAGATACCAGTTCCGCAATATATGTACATGTATTTGATTCCATTTTGATTTTATTAATTTATTTATTAAATATAATAAATAAATTAATAAATAAAATTATAAATAAATAAAATTATAAATAAATAAAATTATAAATTGAAAAAAATGTAGTTAAATTAAAAATGAATAGTGTATCTTATATCTTCTATCAAATTGTTACTTGAAATATGAGTTCATCGACGTCAACACCAACAACAACGTCAACACCAACAACAACGTCAACACCAACAACAACGTCAACACCAACAACAACGTCAACACCTTTTCAGTTGAAACAACTTGAAAACAAAGGTGATTATTACAGATTCGATTTTTCCAATGATGAACGCTGGGAAGCAATGTTGAAAGCAGTGAATGCGGCGTTACAAGAAGTTTCACAAATTCCGACACTTGAAATCGAGATTGTTGACAGGAAAAGTAGGTGGATGATTCTACCCATGCCTTTGGACACCAACGAGGATCACATTAACAGAATCAACATATTATTGTATGACTTGCATATACGAATAGTGTCGGTTACAAAAAACACAATTGAGCGACACAGGTTGAATATCCTGAAGAGTCAGTATCCAAAAATGATCGTACAAGCCGCGACACACGAGAATCTGCTTGAACTTGAAAAAAAAAGTGCCGACTCTTCTGAATCAAAGATTCTCGTGAACTCAACCAATGTCAGAGAAATTGCCAGTTTAGTTATAAATACCTTGAATTTTGGAAGCGAGACACAAGCAATGTGTCAGACATTGTCTTTGCAAACAGATGAGGAATTCAAACCAAAGCCAACAAAAGAAAAATCAAAAACAAAAACAAAGCCAAACCGGGCGTTTCAAAATCTTCAAAACTATATCGTGACACAAAAACAGAGGTCGGAGCAAACAAAAAAAAATCTGAAACATTTGTGGGCTGATGAAGATATTCGGTATGAAGTTCGCACTCATTTTTGCGACGATTCAGAACACAATAGCTACGATGCCAGATTTTCATTTACGAAACGATTTTGGGATGATGGCAGTTTCAAACAATATATAAAGTACAAATTGTATGGTTACTACAAGGGGGATCGTGCTGATTTGGAATGGTTGTGGGTAACATACGTGGATTACAAATACAATGCAGATCACGTATGGTGTGAAAAATCCATGATATCATTCAAAGAATACTTGGATCAAGTGGTTGGGTCTAAAGAGTATTTTACAAAGTTCACAGCTCAAAGTTACAATATTGCTGCCGGCGATTTATTGCGATTTTGTTACGATTGTTTGGCGAAAGGAAAAGTGAACGAAGAAATCGGCGGCGATGTGCCTGTTTGAAATGTTTGAAATGTTTGCAAAAAAAATAAATAAAAACAAACATATTTTTTATTTTTTTATTATAACAATAAAACAGTAAACATTATGAAAGACGTATTTGTCGAAATGTAAATGTGTGTTGTGACGGTTGTGGTGCCTGTAAAGGAATGTACGCATACGGTTCAACGATTTGAATGCAGTGTGAAAATGATTGAGTAATGGAACCACAAAGGTGCAATTGTCCGTGAGTGTTTACGAATGAAATGAGATCGTTGGCCAAGTATTTCCCGAAATCAGCAGACACATTTTTTTCTGTTTTTTTGAGCGTGTCCATATGGTCGGTATACGTGTCGCGCGTAATGATGCAAACGCGAGAACTAGGTTGTTTCTCTTGTTTCTCTTGTTTCTCTTGTTTCTCTTGTTTCTCTTGTTTCTCTTGTTTCTCTTGTTGTTGAATGCGCATCAAGTATGCTAGAAGGATAAACAAGTCATCATTCATTCCAGCCGGAGTAACAATGTGATGCACGTCTCGCAACATTTGGTTGATGCGCGGAGCATACGCCGGATTGAATTGTTCATCCGTGTGTGACTTGTGTATTACAACGAGCGGACTGCACCCGTTCAACCGAACAATTTGAATCATGGTGTTCAAGTCATCCGGGCAGGGAATGCCGTTTCTAGAGTGCAAGACATTTCCGCCGTCAATGATTGCATTGTAATTTATTTGTTTGAGTTTTTTCAAAATGGGAACATGTTTTTGAAATTTGTTTTTGGGATTTTTCTCCATCCGACTCACAATCTTTTGAATGTAATAGTCGCATCCCTGAAGCGAGTATCTGGACAAGCACGACAAATCACAGGGTGGCGGGGATTCGGAATTAGAATCATGCAAAAATTTGCCGTCCAAATAGCGAAATAGAAATGCCAGGCGGTTTTCAATCATGAATCGAATGTCTTTGGAATCCAAAAGCGCGGCATCAATGTATCGCGTAAACAAATGAACACAGTATTCGGGATCGGGGTTGTAAACCATGAGTGCAAAGTAGTCGCGTTTCATTGAAAGGCGATCAAAAAGGGAAACGATTAGCGCATCATCCCGTTCCAAAATCGCGAATCGCAAAACCATCGTAACAATGCCTTTTTCTCGGGTTGTTCGAATCAACTCTGCATTCTTGTCAAGCAATGAGCGAAAGTCATCCTTTAAACCGCTTTGAAGCAGCTCTTTCATTGTTCGTTGCAGTCGTCCCAATTCTTTGGATGTCATAGTCATAGTCGATGTCATTGCAAAAAGTGAAAGGAAGGAAATGAAAGGAAACGCTATATAATAAAAATGTACAAATTTAATTTTCAATTTATTTATTATCTCGCATACATGAGGCCGCATGTTCCGCCGACAAATGTAAGCATATTGTAACGCTCTTCGAAAACGGTCAAATTGTAATTGTAGTCATAAATTCTCCACGTTGGTTTATTCACGCCAACCGGAACATTGGTTTCGGGGTCACAAATGGTCAAAAAATTCGCGCTTGGATCCAGCGGCGGATAAAATGTGGTAAACTCAAGCTCAATTGTTGAGAATTTACTCGCATTAATTGCACCCGAAGGTTGAAGGTCTCTCGGATCAGTATTCAGGCAGAAATTGTAACAATAAAGCCCGTCAGGAGAAGAACCTCGATCGCTTGTATATTTTTCCAAATAGTTATAAATTCCGGCATCCAATAAATTCTCTCTATATTTTCCATCTAATAAAATTCCCAAATTTAGCAAAATATCTTTTTGGTTTTTAACGCTGAATGGTGGTGTAATACAATAATTGGTAGATGTTTGCAAAACCGGATTGTAACCGGGACCAAAATTTGTAGTATATGTGGAATTGCACACCTGGTTCCATTCTTGCGGTATCGGATTAGGTGCCGGCAGCAACCCATCGGGTTTATATTTGTAAGGCCAGTTTGTATAATTGCCCCATTCGTTTCGCAGGTATGCGTCGCTTCTCTGAAAGAAAAACATCCAGCTGGCAACCATGCCAAGCGTGCTTTGCAACCACACGCGACGACTTCCGGTCACATTTTCAAAATCCCATTGGTAAACCGATTTAAACAAGTATTGTTGAGGCATGGATGCGAATTGTTTGGCTTCATCGGCAGACAGGAAACAGTACGTTGACATGAGATGAATGTCGGCATTCCAGTCGCTTCTAGTGGAGTTTCCGTAATCCAGTTCGATATTTGGCGGCGGCTGAATAAAGCGATAAAATTGTTGCAAATTGTCGTTAAAGTTCGGCTGAATGTAATTCGGCGTAATGTATTCAGGGAAATAAGGCGGTTCCGCATTCGTGGTGCTGGGAACAGCGGTGGCAGCATTAGTGGCCGGATTTGAAACATCCCGAATTACAAATAGATCGCGAATGGGTCGCAGCGTAATGTCGATTTGGAGCTGGTTGTACTGCAGAGCGACCAAAGGGAACGCCATTTTGCTGCTCAGCGTGAACCACGCATTGATGGGAATGTATAATTTTCTGAATCGAATGGACGGGTCAACGCCTGCTGGATTATTGGTGTAATTATAAAATGCATTGGGATATCTTCCATTGTTGGATGAAAACAGAGCGGGATTATTTAATTCAACAACGTTACCGGTCATGCGATTATACAAGTCGCGCTCTGTTCCGTTGAAATTCCGTTCTACAAGCGCCTGCAAGTACCCTCCTGTGAGTGTTTGAAGCGTCTGACCCCCAACCGAAATTGTTATTTCTTTAATCATTTGGGTGCCTATATTATCAATCCATTTGAATTCGTATGGTGTCCATGACTCGCCGCACTTTTGTGGTGGCAGTATGGGACTCCAAATATTTGGCAGCGTTACGACCAAGTACGTGTCCATTAAAAGTTCGGCATATCGTGGAATATAAAAAGTAAATTTAGAATATTCATTTAATCTTAAATTTTTTTGACCGTCGAAATCGATTCTAAATTTTTGCAAACCAAAATTTGTATATTTTGCATATGTTGTTTTAAAAAATGTCTTTTTAGGATTCGAATTCAATATTACATTTTGATTTCCATACGCTACCAAATTTAACAATCCTCCTGCCATTTTACTGATTTATTACTGATTTATTTTAACGAATTATTTTAACGATTTATTTTAACGAATTATTTGGAATATATTACTATATTATAATCTACATATATTAAGTTTTATAATTTTAAATAATAATTTATACAATTAATTATAATAAAAATATATATAAAATATAAGATTTAGTATTTTAATATTCGAATTAAATATTATTAATTAAATATTATTAGATTATTAGATAACATATTATCAATTAAAATTAAATGAGTGCCGTAAGTGATACAATTTCAAATGTTACAAATTCTGCGAAAGAATTAAAATTACAGTTGGCGTCTTACGTTTCTCAGGCAAACAGCACAACACTTATTCATATCATTGGATGCACATTAGTTATATTTATATCGGGGTGCATTGCATACTACGTGTATTATAAAGTTACGCTGCTTCCGAAAAGTTGCAAACGTTTAAATGTTAAAAAAGCGGCAGCATTGAATTCGAGCTGGATAACGTCAGGTTCCGCGGATCCGACATCAAAATATTTATTAAGAGATTATTATATTAAAACGGCATACAATTGTTGTTCTACGGGAAATTTCTCGAATGACTATGTAAGTGTGTGCGCGCTAAATCATGCGATCAAAATGGGATGCCGGTGTTTGGATTTTGAAATTTACGGCTACAAGGGTGAGCCAATTGTTTCCACCTCTTTAAGTGATGACAAATGCATTAAGGAAACCTACAATTCAGTTTCATTTAATGATGCCATGAGCGCCGTTGCGACGTCGGCATTTAGTCCGAGTTCAAACGTGTGCCCAAATCCCGGCGACCCGCTGCTATTATTATTTCGAATCAAGACCAACGACGTCAACGTGCTGAATAGCATGGCAGACACTATAAAGTCAAACCTAAACAATTATTTAATTCCCAAATATAATCATGAATTTGGCGGGAAAAATATTTGCGCCGAACCGGTGAGTAACTTTGCCGGGAAAGTGGTAATTATTGTGGAGAGCAATCCGCTGCTGTATCAGCCGGGTGCGGAAAGAATGTATGAAATTACGAATTTGACGAGCAATGCATTTTTGCGAATATTAAAGGTGTTTGATGTGCTGAACGGGCCGAATATTACAGAATTAACGACATTTAATAAACAGTATATGACGATAGTTCTTCCGGACTATTCCATGTCGGCGGAAAATTATGACCCGATGCCGCCGTCATTGGCGGGGTGTCAGTGCATGGCGCTATCGTTTCAGTTGTTGCGAGATGGAAATCTGGCGGTTTACAACGAGTGGTTTGAAGCGGGGCCTATGAAGAGCGCGTTCCTGTTGAAACCGGCGGATTTGATGTTTACGCCCCAAACCATTCCGGTGCCGACTCCGCAAAACCCGGAGCTGTCATTTGCGAGCCGCCCGCTTCAATCCAACATGTACAGTTTTAGCATTTAGAATACGTGTATATACACATTTACATACTTAAATATTTAATAAAAATATTATTATTATAAAACAAAATATAATATTTTTACTGAAATATTGAAAGTGCATATCCGCCTTCTCCCGTCGTTAAAACCCGCTTATATTATTGTCCCATTTCGCATTATCAGTATTTTGGCTTGCCAAAATTGATCATTTTTTTATTTTATTTTATTTTATTTTATTTTATTTAGTATAATTATTTTATTTTATTTTATTTAGTATAATTATAACATTATATAAATACTGAGAATGATTGATCCTACTCCTACTCCTATTCCTACTCCTACTCCTACTAGATGTAGACCTATTTTAGCCAGAAAAATGAATACACAAGTTAAAGTTGATAAAATAAAAATTAAAAAAATAAATAAATATGAATACGAAATAACAAATAGTAATTTTAATAATGCATTAATTTACCAAACGTTTACATCTGACAAGGATTCTTTAACTTTAAATAATAGTCGTAAAGCGTGGTATGTACCTCTTTCAAAATGGTATTTCTATGAGTATGAATGGAATATAAAATATAGAAACGGTCTTCCCTTTACCCCAACAACCGTTATGACAATTGATAATAAAAAATATGTTTTTGTAATTAATAATACTATAAAAAAAAAAGGAAATATAATCTTTCAAATTTCAACAAAAGATATAAATTATGGAAAATTAAATAAAATAAAAACAGGACAATTTGAACATGTAAGATTTGATATTGACTATGCAGTATGGCCTGATCGCCAGACATGTACTCAAGCAAAGGGCATCCCTGCTTGTGATCCAACCCAGTGTAATTCCTGGCTAGCTAGTAATATGACTGCGGCGGGTTTAAATAATCCTTGTCCAGTCGTAAACTATATTGTATCTGAATTTAGTTCGACTTGCGGTGATTGTTGTCTATTAGGAGGCGGAAGTTGCATAGATGAAATGACTGTTGATGGTTCCCCCCTATCTGGCTCAGACGACCCGTGTGATGGTGGTATTTTTTGTTGGTTATAAATTATATTTTTTTATTTAAATTATATTTTTTTATTTATATATTAAGAAAATATATTTTCTTAATATATAATATAAATATAAATAAACAAACATAAAATGTCTACCAATTCTAATGCTCCTATTCCTGCTTGCTCTAGTACTCGCTCTCATAATACCACTGATATAAAAACCCAGCGTAAATATGATCAAATTGTTCGTGGAAATGTAACAATTAAAAAAAACAATGATGGGTTTAAAATTACTTTTAGCAAAATTAGTAAAATGTTAATATATCAAATTTGGTCGAATAAAGATGCTAGTATAGATAAGAAACGAAATGTTAAATATGTTAAGGTAAAAGATTGGATTAAAAAACAATTTGAAAAAACAGAAAATATTGCTTATACTCCCACTTGCGTTATGAATCTTGACAATGGTAAAAGGTATGTATTCGTAATCAATAAAGCAAAAGTAAATAAGCATGATAAAGTTGTTTTTTATGTTTCTTCCCAAGATATTTCTCTTCCTTCAAATTCACAATTAAAATCTCTTAAAAAAATTCCACAAGGTAATTTTACAAATGTTCGATTTGATATTGATTCTTATCCTGGATGGTTGCAATGTAGCAATATTTGGATCGGGACGAAAAATCTTCTTTGTAACCCAACATGCAGATTAGTATGCGAGACATTTTGGGGTTTTACTTCTTCAAAAACCCAAACAGCAACATGTTGCGCTGGTTGTCAGAGTTCAATTACACTTAACGGTTGTCAACCATACATTTTTTAAGGTGTAAAAAAATAAACGTTATAAAAAAATGAAAGAAAATTTACCAACACCGCCAAACCAAAAAGAATGCATTTAAATAATTCAGTAAAAATTATCCTTGATATTTTATTTAAATTATTATTAAAAATATTTTATAATAATAATATAGTGTATAGGTATTCAAAAAAATAATTTAGAATTCTAAATTTAAAAAATGAGTAGTAGCAAAATAGAGAGTTCTTTAGAGATATTGAAAAAGTCACAAAAAGAAATAGAAAAAAATCAAGGTGAAAAATTGGTAAGCAACCCTACAATTCAGGAAATTATTGCAATTGTCGAGCAGTTTTTAATAAATAAAAAGCTAATTTGCTATGGTGGTACTGCTATAAATAATGTTTTACCTGAAAAGGACCAATTTTATGACACAAAAAGAGAAATCCCAGATTATGATTTTTTTTCACCGAATTCGCTGGACGATGCCAAAGAGCTCGCGGATATATTCTTTAAAAAGGGGTTTAATGATGTGGAGGCGAAATCCGGCATGCACACGGGAACGTACAAGGTGTTTGTGAATTTCATCGGAGTTGCCGACATTACATTTATTGAGCCAGAACTGTTTAAAAGTTTGATGCGTGAAGCCATTGAACGAAATGGGATCTTGTATGCTCCCATTAATTTTTTAAGAATGTCCATGTATTTAGAATTGTCTCGTCCCGACGGCGATGTAACGCGCTGGGAAAAGGTGTATAAGCGCCTCCTTCTTTTTAATAAGAACTATCCACTGAAAGGAGAGAATTGTTTGAAAAATGCAAAAGAGTCGGCAATGTCGCCTTCAAAAAAAGAAATAGAAATATTTGACCTGGTTCGAGATGAAGCCGTCTCGGAAAAACTGGTATTTTTTGGAGGGTACGCGCGTTCATTATTTTCCGAACATTTGAAAAAAGCGCAGCGTCCTGTTTTATTTTCTTCCATGCCGTCATTCGATTTATTGTCTGAAGATGCTAAAAAATCGGCGTACAAAATAAAAGAGAAATTGGAAAAGACGGGGCATTTCAGTCGCGTGACGGTTGAAGAGCGCGAAGATTTCGGAGAGCACGTTTCCGAGCATTATGAGCTCGTGGTGGACGGCAGAACGGTTGCATTTATATACGATCCGGCTCCTGGCGCGTGTCATAATTACAATGTCGTGCGCGTTCAAGGCAAGGATGTGAATGTTGCAACGACGGACACCATTCTCAGCTTCTACTTGTTGTTTTTGTATATGAATCGCCCTTATTATGACCGAGATCGGCTGCTTTGTATGAGCCAATACATTTACGATTTGCAGTATGACAATTTGGCAAATAATGAAGGCATTTTTAAACGATTTTCAAAACCGTGCATTGGCAAACAGGTGACTTTGAAAGACATCAAGGATATTAAATCGCACATGTTTAATAAATTAAAAGATAAAAAGGGTACTCGCGAATATGAAGAGTGGTTTTTGAATTATAATCCAATCGAAAAACAAAAATTCAAAGCGTTAAAAGGGAGAGATGCCGAAAATCTGAATGAAAAAATAAAAGATGTGAATAAATTCTCTCCATCCTATTCCAAACAGCGCAAACACGCGGATACACAACAAAGAATGCATACTAAAACTAGGACGGCTCGAACTCCTAAAACTAGAACTCGAACGCATAAGTATAAGCATACTAAACGTCGTCATCATCCGCACAGTGTAAAACGGCGTTAAAAAAATATATATGAGTACATACATACATGATCATGACATGAGAATATTATAAATGTAAAACCCTTTCAAAAAGTATTTTACATTTCGCTTTTTTATTTTTCTTTGAGCACGGTTTCGGTTTGGTAGCATTTTCTGCACAATGGAATATAAATATTGTCTGCACCAATTAAAACTTGTTCCGTGCTATTCGTATTTCGAAACGAAAATGGCGCATGCGTTCCATCTTTGCACTTTCCACAAAGGGCGCGCAATTTTGTTACCTTGTCGCATAAAGGAATAAGTTCAAGCAGGTTTCCAATTTTTTCTCTTTTAAAATCTCCGTCGAGACCGCAAATGTAAACCTTTTTATGTTTGCATTCCACCATGGTGGTTGCAAACTCGACAATGTCTTGAAAGAATTGCCCCTCGTTAATAAGTATAACATCGCTTTCATTAATTTCGCGCGCATGGTCTGGCGATTGCATGATTTCGCGCATGGAAAAGCCCATAATGCAAGGAATCATTTGTTTGTCGTGCGTTGACAGCATGGTTTCAGAATAGCGATCGTCTGCTTTAAAATTAATTACGCAAACTTTATTTGTGCAAAATGAAAACTGTCTATAATATTTCAAAAGGGCTGATGTTTTTCCTGACCACATTGGTCCTAAAATAAGTTCGAGGTAACCGAATCCAGACATAGTTTTATTTTGTTTCTATAACTGTTGTATATATTTATTATTCGTGCGTTTAATTCAATTTTTAATAAATTCGATATTTATAAATATTGAAATTATAAATATAAATATTTCATAAAAAATTGAATAATTTATAAAAAAACATAATAAAAATTAATAATGATTATAAATAGTTTATAAAAATTAAATAATATGAATTTTATTGTGCAAAATGTAAAAGAAGAAATAAAAAATGATGTTAATGATGAAGTTATGGATTATGTTGCTGTTTCAAAACAAACCCAATCGTCATCAATATCGTTTCTAAAAATAAATAACTCGACGCCGTGGGTTGAAAAGTATAGGCCGGTAAATTTTGACGACATTGTTTTAGACGAAATAAATAAAAATATATTGGTATCCATCGTTGAAAACAATTATTTTCCAAATTTATTATTATACGGTCCACCTGGAACCGGAAAAACTACCACGATTATTAATTTAATCAATGCGTATCAAGAACGATACAATCAAAAAAATAAGGGACTAATGATTCATCTCAATGCGTCTGACGAAAGAGGCATTGATATTATACGAAATCAAATCAACGGATTTGTTACATCAAAATCCATGTTTGGCGAAGGTATGAAATTTGTAATACTGGATGAAGTGGATTATATGACAAAAAATGCGCAAACTGCGCTAAGGTATTTATTAAATAATTTCAATAATACGGTGAATGTTCGTTTTTGTCTGATATGCAATTACATTAGTAGAATAGACGAGGCATTGCAGACGGAATTTGTGAGAATGCGGTTTAATCAACTGCCCGATTCTAAAATTATTTCTTTTTTGCAGAAAATCAATGTGTCTGAAAAATTAAACGCGGATGATACTGTTTTGGCATCAATTCAGCGTCATTTTAATTCCGACATTCGAAGCATGATAAATTACATGCAATCAAATCAGCACCACATTCACGAATGCCAGGTTATAACAAATGATGTGTGGGAGAATATACTCAAAAGGTTGTTAACTAAAACAACGAATAAAAATGTGCAAAGCACTGCTATTGTTTCAAAATTCAACGAAATTAGTTTGATTTACAATATTGATCGTAAAAATATGATTAAGAATTTTTTAAATTATATTATACGAAACTACACGCAATATATTAACTGTAATTTTTTAAATTTTGTAGAACATATAACGCATGTTCAAGAATGTAAAACAGAATATTTGCTTCAATATTTTGTTCTTAAAATTATGACGCTATTATAATTATTTAAAATATTTATTAATAATAATTATAATAAAATAAAAAATAAAAATAATAAATATATTTAATAATATTTATGAAACGTAACAACGTTCTTTCATATTCATTTATTTCGAAAACTGCCATTTCTATTACGGACGTTTCCAATGTTATAAATGTGTATACAAAAACTGTAAATACAAATGTTGATAATTATTCATCCGAGTACGGAATTCCATTTGAATGTATAGAATTCATTCGCCGATTCTTTGCAACACAATGTAAATACACATTTCCACCAGTCGTTGATGCGGAAGACATGTTTTATACGATAAACGCGTTGACACATACATCGAATCAACACACCATTGCATTAAAAACGTATACGTATCCATATGGAGATGAAAAGGATATATTCAGCTTTTTGAAACCGGGCAGTATTTTATTCTGGAAAAAAACAAATAGCGAGGACTTTAAATATGGACACGTAGCTCTTGTTATTTCGGCAAATGAAATACATGTAAGTATTGCGAATCAGAATTTACATCCATATATTAAAACATATCATACGCTGGAGCTGATAGAGACAATGAATAGTGAAAACTCACCATTTTTAGGAATAAAGGTGATACCAACGAGAATGTCTGAATTTGTAGAACCTAAAATGAAACATATAAAAATAGTTAATCATTCATAATAATTCATAAAAATAATATTAAAATAAAAAATAATAAAGATTATAAGTTAATTCATTTAAAATGAATGCGAATACAAGTGTAAATACAAATGCGAATACAAATGTATTTTTAGGTAACGAGAATAAAGCGTTATTGTGGAGCGTTTTACATGGTGGTGGCAAATTTAATGGAATACCAGACATCCAATTTAAACATATTCAAATAATGTTTGAAACAACAATTAGAGAAATGGGTGAATCATATCGCAAATCAAATCAACACGCTGATTTAAATGGTATGAATAAAGAGGCGGTAGTCACAATTTGTAAAAAAATGGAAATGATTAAATCGGGCCATAAACAAATGCAACCTGCATCACAAGCACAAGCACAATATCAAAAAAAACAACAACAACCACCGCAATTGCAAACCATATATAAAGCGGAAGATATACAGAAAGAACGCCAAACCGCATTTAATATGGAACTAAAAAAGAAAGAGGAAGAAATGGCTTCAATTATTACATTAAGAAAACCCGACGAAATTAAATTCACGGATGATGTGTATGATAGACCAATAGGGGATGATATGGAACGTTTACTAGCAGAAGCTCTGGCGTCGAGAGAGAGAGAATTAGAACAATTGACACATGTGATAACGGCAACGACAACAGTAACAGCATTAGATTCAAATCCACAACAACAGCAACCGCAGCAACCGCAGCAACCAAATTCATTCAATAAAGATAAAGGTGGAGATAAAGAAAAACATGTAAGTTTCGGACGCGTTATCGAGCATGATTATGCTAATAATAATAATAATGATGACAATTTTTTAAATGAAGATGGTCTTAATAATAGTATCAATGACGCAGATGTCGATGCTGATTTAAGTTCATTATTTAATAAATTTAAAAAAATAAATAATGATAAAAAGAATGATAAAAAGAATGTCATTGATGATAATGCAACAAATATTATTATAAAAATGTCTCAAGATATTTTGGATATTAAAAGTATTTTAACCGAACTCTCAGAACGAATAAATAAATTTAATCAATAAAGAGTTTTATTAATTGTATTATTTTATAATTATAATGCGCTCATAATACAGTTACTGTCAATTGTCATAGTTGTTGACGGCGTATTTTTCTTAATCTTATTTTTTGGGGCAAGTGATTTTAAGGTGGACTGTCTTTTTTCACAACGTTTAAGGGTAAATTTTTTTGTCAGCGTGGGTGTATATAGTAAACAGGGGATGTTCGTAATTACGCCGTTCACTTTATCATAAACAACATCTTTTGTTTTCAATATTTTTTTTTGGTCTAAACAGTGTGATAAAAAATCTTGAAGCGATGCTTTGTCTTTATCGTTTAAATTATTGTCGATAGAATACGTTTCAACAAATGCGGTTATCTTTTTAATCTTCATTGTCTTGTCCAATTTTACCCACTGGTCTTCTTTATTCTGACTTCTTTCTTTTTCTAAAAATGTATCAATGTCATTATTTGAATTGTATTTAGTCAGTTGTTTGGGACTGGATTTTTTTAGTAACATGGATTTATATTTAATGTTTCTAAGTTCAACACATTCTAGGTTGGAATTCGCAGGATTATTAATAATATTGTTAGTATCATTATTTGCAGATGCAGATGCAGATGCAGATGCAGATACGGATGCAGTTACGGATGCAGTTACAGAAGTCATTTTCAAATCAATCAAATCAATTTTTATGTATGTTATATATATTTATGAAATAGAGTTTAAATCTATTTCATAAATACTATTTTATGGATGATTTCAAATATAAAATATATAGTAGTAATAAGTATGAAATGAACAATAATGATGATAATAATAATGATAATAATAATGATAATAATAATGATAATAATAATGATAATAATAATGATAATAATAATGATAATAATAATAATGATGATAATAATGATAGTAACAATAAATATATAAAACATGTTTCAGAGTGTGTTGGCTGGATAGGAAGTGTACTAGTATTAATTCCATATGTAGTTACATTGGACAGAACCATCGATTTTGCTCTCAACACGGCTGGTGCGTCTGGTTTATTTATTGTGTGTGTGACATCAAAACAGTATCAATCCATTGTTATAAATGCTGCATGGATTATAGGAGGTTTTTATAAATATTTTTATAAATAATTTAATATAAATAAAAATATAATCAACCTAAACTTTTCAAAACATGTGCATTGGAGACGCGGATGAAGAAGGCGCCAAACTACCGACACACATGGAATATGACAGGCGTGAAATAAAATATGCTAAAAAGTACGTAAAACAACCCATAAACAAACTCAAAAGCAGACCAAAACTGAATTTCTTAGTAAACAAACTATAGAGTGAAAACAATGTTACGAGAACAAATAATACATAAAAGAAAACAGAAAACCCGTAATAATACAAACAAAATTCACGGGTCAATGGTCCAAAAAGCATATCCATCATATTCATTTTTATAAATTATTTATTTATATTTATAACATATATAATATTTTTTTTATAAAAATAATAAATAAAAATAGCTAAATTATTAAAATTAAATATTAAATAAATAAATAAATATAATAATTTCTAAATAAATATATAATAATTTCTAAATAAATAAAATGATTAAAAATGTAAATATAAATGGGAAGAAAAATATGTTTCGACCCGATTTTGAAAGCTGTATTGAAAATGATACATGTATCGAAAACGACACACCCAAACAAGTGTTGATGACTCGACATCTATCAAAGCGCGCTTCGTGCGAAAAATGGAATTTGCCTGAATGTTGTTTTGCGCATTCTTATCAAATGACCGCGATATCCAAATTGTATTTAAATGTTGAAGATGACAGCGTGGATCATCGTTCCATAATTATAAAAGAATTGACACACAAGATGAGTGGATATAAAAGACAGGATATAGATAAACGAATTTATAATGTAGATTTATTTATATCTCTCGAAGATATTATTGACAAACTATTATGTTCCAAACTAAAATGTTTCTATTGCAAGCATGTTTGCGAGCTTTTATATGAAAACATCTACTCCAAGCTGCAATGGACGCTCGACCGAATCGATAATAATGCGGGGCACAATGTCGGCAATGTTGTCGTTTGTTGTTTGGAATGCAACCTTAAAAGGGGGACAATGGACAGCGCCCGTTTTAAATACGGAAAACAATTGACATTTACAAAAAAAATGGAATTATGAAAAATTACAAAAAATGGAATTATGAAAATTTATTAAAAAAAAAAGGATATAAACCAAACGTGCCTAAATAAATTATTATATAAAATAATTTAATTAATAATAAAAAATAAATAGTATGGAACAAGAATATACAAGCAATAATAGCGACGCGTATACTACCCAGAATTCATTATTGTTAACAAATCTGTTGAAATTTTATGATCATAATGATAATTTGAATGTCATGTTGCAGATTATTAACGGGCATTCTAAAATATCGCTTCGAATTATTGACTGGTTTGCAACGAATTATGCGAAAAAGTTTTTTACAGTGTACACGATTCAAAACGAATATTCGAAATGTGCACGACGATTCAAAGTGTACGTTGATTATAAATTGAAATTGAAAGCGTATTCAAAAAAACGATTTGATCCATTTTGTCGGTGGGATAGAATCACAATCCCCTATAAAAATGGCACATTTATACAAACAACGATTGGACAATTGAATTTTTTTAAATGGGCGATTGAAAATGATATCGTTCAATACATTGAACAGCATTATGAAGTAATTGAAAATGACATGAATACTAGAAACAGTACTTCTAAACGTTCATCCAATTCGTCGGCATCTTCATCTTTATCTTCCATTTCGTCGTCGTCTTCATCGTCATCATCGCTGGCCGAAGATTTCGAAACGATTGTGAATGAAGTAAAAAGTGAAAAAAATAAAACTCGTAAAAAGCGCGAAGAGTTGTCTATTTCGGCAATTAAAAGTATAAAAACGGAAAAGGTCGAAGTGGTTGTCAGCTTTGAATAAATACTTATTTATTATTTTGTAATTTATTTAATTTTGGATGCTTCATCGTTTACGTTGACTTCGTCTGCGCGTTGCATTGCGTGTGCGAGAGCTTTTTTGTGTTCGCCTTCGCTTTGAACAACGCATCTTTTTGCCCCCGACGGCGTCGCCGGTGCGCGAATAGAAACTAGCACCACATTGAATACCGTCCTCTGTAAATGGTCCAATAATAAGTCGTTCATTTGAACATCCCATCGTCTTGTGTTTGATGCCTTCACAAAATTTATAACCAATATTTTTTTCAATTGCATATTCGTTATCTCCTATAATAAATTTACCATCTGCGTCACTGGTTAAATATACCAAGTGTGTAAAATCAAATGTGTTACCATCATGAGATACGTCAATATGCTGTTCAGTGTCGTTGCCTTTACACCATTGCAAATTGTCAATATGCTCTTCAGTATCGCCTTTACACCATCGCAAAGGTAGGAATTTCATATTTTCTAATGAAGGTAAATGAAATGCATCGATTAATTTTTTTCTTATACTATCATTCATTTGTATAGAGAATAAAATGTGGTTACATTTTTCTGTGTGAATATTCATTTTTTGAATATTCATTTTGTTTATGATTACATTCTCATCGTTCAATATATAATGAATATCATTTTCTGAAAGGACATTTTTGCTGACTTGCACATTACATTCAATTTCACCAGTTGTTGTATTTTCCATAATATGTTTTATTAATTTATACTGTTATAATATAAATTAATATTATTTTTATTATTACATTTTTCTATATTCGCCTATATTTATAAATAAAATATATAAATCATAAAATTAAATCAAAATACTTGCAAATAAAGCAAAAATAGATATGATAAATAGGCCATAATAATAACGATTAACCATATGGGTATAACTGTTTTATTCCTATACCCAATTCCAAATTGACGCATTGTTCCATCTTTATTAAATACAAAATTTGGTTTTAAATAAACCATTATTCCAAATAAAACCATAAATAAAAGTATCGACATTGAGATCGGA